TTGGAACTGGGCCGCGCGGCACCTGCTTACGCCAGCCAATCGGCGCACCTACGTCGAGGCCCGCGCACGATCCTGCGCGCCTACGACGAGGCCCATGCGCCGATCCAGCGCGCCTACGACGAGGCCCACGCACCTATCCGGCGCGCCTATGTCGAGGCCCTCGCCCCGATCCGGCGCGCCTACGACGAAGCCCACGCCCCGGTCTGGCGCGCCTACTACGAGGCCCACGCGCCGATCCGACGCGCCTACGACGAGGCCCGCGCGGCGCTGTTCGCCCGCCTCTACATCGCCCAGGAGTCCAGCCGATGACGACCTACATCAACGACCAAATAGCCGATATGGCTCACCTGTGCGAACTGGCCTGCCGCCTGTGCGAAACCGCAGTCGGATCACATGAGCGGGAAAAAGCCTTGCAAGCGCGGCTTGCGGAACTGCTTGCCAAGGATCTGCCATGATGCGAACGGCTGTTGTGGCTCGCTTTTTAACATCAAACCACGTTGATGTTAGCAAAACCGCCTTTCGTTAACATCAACGCGCCACCGCCCAATCCGCAAGCCCTTTCACCTGACTGCCACAGGCGCGCAAGGACGCCCTGTCCCGGCCCCAAGCTACTTCCACCTCGCCCTGCGCCATGGCTCGCCCTGGAAGGGCCACGGGCGCGCGGCACGGGGCTAGCAGGCTGGGGGGCGGGGAAAGCGGCACGACCTTAGCGGGCGAGGCGGCGCACGCTGTCAACGCCCAGGGCAGGCCGGCCAGCATCAGGATCGCGACGCGCTTCATCTTCCAACTCCTGTGCCAATCGGTCGGCCTCGGCCTGTGCCGCCAGACGCTCGGCTTCCGCGCGTGAGGCGGCCTCTGCTGCCCGGGCCTGTGCTGCCTGCGCCGCCGTCAACTCGGCCGTGTGGCGGGCTTCCGCAAGTCGGGTGCCGGTATGCCAGCCCCGGTAGAAGCTGACGCCATTCGAGACCGCGAAGGCCGCAGCCAGGGCGAGGATCAGCCAGGGACGCGGGATCGGGCCGAGCATCACCGACCCATCCGACGGGCAATGGCATCGAGCAAAAGGCTCAGCCGCCAGTCAGGAAGCAAAGGCGCAAGTAGGGCGGGCATCAGCCCGCCTCCGTGAAATCGAGGTAGTATTCCTTGCCGGGCTCAAACCACTCGAACGCGGCGGGATTGCTGATCGTCATGGTCAGGGTGCCGGACGGCGTCCATTTCGACCAATCCTTGTTGTCCTTTCCCTCGCCATAGGAGGCGTAGAAGGTCAGCCAGGCGAGCTGTTCGGCCCCCTGCTCGCGCATCTCCTTGCTATGGCACTTGAACTTCGCTCTGACAGACATGGTTCTTTCTCCTTGGATGGCGGTTACTTGAGATCGTCTAGGCTGGGGCGGCGCGGCACTTTCCAGCCACAACCGCACCCCTCCGGCCGGGTTCGGCTGACCGTTTCGAGGTGCAGATCGCGCAGTTTCGGCTTGCGCTTTTCGGGCAGCCGAGCCGTCGTGATTTCGTCGTTGGGGTCCATCTCGTCCATCACGCCGCCAGCTCGAAATGCGGGGCGTCGATGAAGTCCGGTCCCGGATGCAGGTTCTTGTAGCGGACGACCGCCGCCCTGATTGCGTCCAGGCTGTCGCCGTACTGGTCCATCGTCTCGTACCAGTTGCCGCCCCACCTGATCTTGACGCCGGAGGCTTTGGCGGCCTTGGACATGGCCGAGGCCACCCGATAATGCCGCTCCCAGGTGTCGTCCCAGACCGGCTTGCCACCCACCCACGGCACCAGATCGACGGCATGGCCGTAACCGTCAGGGGTGATCTGGTGGTTGGACTTGCTCTTGTATCCGTCCTTCTGGCTGGCGCCCTTCCTGAACAGAGCGTTCTGTTCCTCGGCGGTCCGGGCGCCATCATGGACGCAGAAGTCCTGATCGGTGATCGTGATGGCGCGGCGCACCACCATATCCAGAGCCGGATGCACACGGGCCAGGTTGACCCGGCTGGTCGTTCCGAGGGTGAAGGTCATTGCAGCACCCTGTGGGCCCGAGGATCATAAAGCGCCGAGCAGACCGGATCGGTCGTGTCCTTAGCTCCGTGTTCGCTCTCAACCGAGTAAAAAACACAGACCCTGAACGGCACAGTCGGCACCGCGCAATCCGCGCCCAGCCACGTCGCCCAATCCCAGACGCGCGGCGGATCGTCATTCGGGCGATAATGGCCGGTGCCGCCGCCGTTGCACAGGCGCTGGCCGTTCGCGTCCTCGACATAGGTGCGCCACACGCCGCTGACCGGGAAGCGCGCGTTGGCCTTGTAAAGGATATCCGGGGTGCCGTCCTGCGCGGGCAAGACCTGCACCACCGGCGTCAGCCACGGCCTGCGGCTGGCGTATTCCTCGAACAGGCGAATTGCCGGGTCCAGCCCGACAAGGATGCACAGCGCCACCACCACCCCGAAGATCAGGACGCGGGCGGCATCTGCATTCGGATCTTTCTTGGCCATCCTCATCATTTTTCAGCCTCCCGAGACAGGAACCGCTCGATCATCGTGACCGCGACCAGGCCCACAAGGAACGAGGCCGCGCAAATCCCGCCAATGGTTCCGGCAATGCCGTCTGGCATTTCCCCGATCCACGGCCGCAGCACTGTCGGGGCAAGCGCCCCCACGCCAAAGCTGCAAGCCGCACCGACAAAGGTGACGCGCAGACCTTCGCGCCATGTCGTTTGCAGCGCCGCTGACCGCACCAGACCGCCAAGCGCCCCGAAGAACGCCAACAGCGCCCCCCGGTCGTTGAACACTTCGCGCAGAAGATTTGGATCTTTGGCGTCCATCATTGCCTCACGGATACGAAATGCTCTGGTCAGCGCCCATTTTCAGCGCCGCGTAGTTGATCGTGTTGCCGAACGGGTCGAGATACCAGTCGGCGTCCGGCACCCTTGGGAAGGCCGCTTTCATTTCAGCGAGGATTGTTGTCAGGCTGAAAGTTCCCGTGGTTAGAAGCGGCGACAGCGCACTTTTTGGCCTGAAGTCATGATTCGCCGCATCCATATAGATCGACGCCAGATTGGTGTTGAACACGTTGGTCGTGTCGAACTTGCCTGTCCCACCTAGAAAATCTCCGGCGTTCAGTGTTCCGCCGATAGACCCCGAATAGCTGGCAAAAGTGACGAGGTTATATTGAGCGACGACCGTTCCTTTCTGGTCGCCAGGAACCGGCATCCCGTGCATGACGTTGTTGTAATACTTGACGGTTTTTGAGCCGTAACTCCAGTTCACGGCGTTGGAAAAACCTGATTGAGGCGTCAGGGAATTGAGGCCGTGGGCCGAGTTATTGCAGAAATAACTCAAGCCAGAACCTTGCTGATCGACAAACTTGCGGAAAGACGATGGCGAACGCTTGTTGTCGCACGGCGCATAGTTGAACAGGCAATGCGGGTTCGTGGTTTTGGTGGTGAGATACCCTTGGCAGTCCACCCACATGTTCGCGAACCAGATGCTGTCAACGCCCCCGAGATACACGTTCCCAAGATTGCCGTGGGCGCGGAAGCCGCAGTGGAAATGGTAGTTATTGATGAAGGCATAGGTGTTCGTGCTGTAGGCCTTGGCGCCCGCCGAACCGCAGTTGGAAAAGACGTTCATCCTGATAAGAACGTCGTTATTGACCCCGGTCGAACCAGTGGGCCAGATGCCGTGCGCGCCGCAATATTCGAACGTGCTGAACTGAATCGTGTTGGTGTCAGATTTGTTCAACTTGATCGCGGCATAGTGAAGCTGCCCGATGTTTTCGGAGCCTATGCAGTGGACATTCTCGATCAGGGTATTGCTGGTCGTGCTGCCGTTGTGGTTATCCACGATAGCCGAGCCGTCACCATCCGCTGATCCTGTGCCGCAGAGGAAATCAAGGCCCTTGATTGCCACATTCGTAACGCCGGTCGTCCCGAAATCCATGATCCGAAGGCGGGTGGCATAGGTGACGGTGTTGATGTTGGCGGGATTGGTTGGGTAGACGTAGAGGTCAAACGTGCTGCCCCCGCCGTCAACGAAGATCCATGTTCCCGCGACCATGGCGGGTCCGACATTCCCGAGGGAATAGCGTTTCCGCCCGTCATTGTTGACCAGATCGCCGCCGCTGACCGTGATTTTGTTGGTGGCGACATTTGATGCCGTGATCGTCCGTTTGTAGATTTCATTCGGTTCAGCGAACACCCACAAGCGCGCGGCAAGAAGCTGGGCATCGGTATAGCGGGCAGCGGTCAGAATTGCCGGGTCAACAATTTCGTTGAAGGCCCCCTTGCTGCCCGCCACAACACCGCTGTTGTAGAAGTTCCCGCCATTGGTGACTGGATCGTTATAGGTTTCCTCATCTTCGCGGTCGAAGGGGTGGGTCTTGTCGGGCCTGTCCTGGGCATTTCCCAGCGGCACAAGACCCTCAAACACGTTCAGCCCGAAAAGGTCGGAAATCGGGAAAGTGGACTTCAGCAGGCCCGTCTTTTTGTAAACCGGCGAACTGGCCACACCAAGGACCGACCCCAAAACACCGGAGTCACCGGCACCACATTGCGTCCAGCCTGTGAGCGGTGCCGTCTGCGCCGAAAGCAGCGGACGATTGGTGCCATAGGCCTGATAGGTCACGCCGGTTTTCAGCGTGATCTGCTCGCGATAGGTTCCCGCCTTGATGGCGATGGTCTTGCCCGAAACCGCCGCAGCGTTGGCCAGCGCCAGCGTGGTATAGATGTTCGTGCCACTGCCAACCGGATCGACCAGAATGTCGAAATCGGTCCCCATTGTGGTGCCGTAGTTGGTATTGGTTCGGCCCCGGAACCCGTAGGGATCGTCGGGAAAGGCGCTGCCCGCCGCACCAGCCACGCGGATGGCGATAGAGTCGTCAGTTATCGCCGCGAGATTATTGCCGGATAGGTCTTTCACAAACCCAGCCGCAGGCCGCCACGAATACTGCTTTCCCGCCGTCAGGGCGCTGGTCGGCTGGACGAAAAAGCTTGAGCCTTGAACAAACACCTTTCCGGGCGCAACCGGATTTGCGAAAGCCCCCGGCAGGGTGATCGTCTCGACGGCCGAACCCGCCGCCACGTCCCAAAGAACGATGTTACCAGATCCCATCTGAATGGCTTCGCTGCACACGAACTCAAACACCTGCACCAGCGCCGCCCCTGTCGCTGGCGCCACAGAAACGATGGTTGGCGCGGTCACGTCCGCTGGTGTGGCCGCCGTCAGGGTCAGCGTGTAAGTGCCAATCCCGGTGGAGACAGCCCCGCGCGCATCTGTGGTCCGAAACCGGATAGTGATGGTCGGAAGATTCCCCGATGGCGGATGCGAGGCAGAATTGCCGAGATCATCATAAATGATCGACCCGTCTTTTCTGATCTCGATCTGCCCCGCGACCCGACCGGTCCACGAAGAGAAAATCACGACCGGCGTGGCCACCCAATCAATAAGCGCAGGAGTGGAGCCTGCGTTCATCGACAGGTGCGAGGGGATGAAGGCGTCACCGTCAGGGTCGGACGAACTGGCAAGCAGATTGGGGGTTACAACATATCTGGTCATGGCTCTATCTCCAGCGTGGTCGCTGTGTCACCGGCAATCGGTGGATGGTTGATGGGGGGCGGTGGTGTGGCCGCCGTGAAGAAAAAGACTTCCTGATACCCGGTGGTTTTCTCGCCGGGCTTCAGTTCGATCTTCTGGCTTCCGTCCTTGCTGTTGGTGATCCGACAGGTTCTCAGCTTCCCCGCCGCGACGCGGACATTGCTCGATTTCCAGCGAAGTTCGCTCATTTTCAGATCCTCAATAGGGGCGAAGGGCGGTCGTGAAGCCTATGGATGCGTCGGACGCAGCGCTTTCGGTGGAACCCGTAGCGGCGGGGTCATAGGCCCCGCTGGTCCAACCCGCGTATTCACAGAACATCACGCGCAGGCCACGCGCAGAGCCGCCCTTGGTAATGCTGCCGCGCCGCGTCATGCCGGAAATGGTGTTCAGCGATGCAGGCGTGATATCACCGGAGGCGCCGCAGCCAACAAGGATCAGGGCACCGGCAGAAACGGGCGTGATTGCGGCGGGATCAACGGCGGCGGATGCTGCAAGGGGGACCGCCGCTGGTGGCGTCACATCCATCGGCGTCGTCGGATCGACATAGCGATACCATGCGATTGCACAGCATGACCCGCTGTTGGCCGAGTTGGAGGCATTGACCGTCGCCGAGGTATCCGGGACAGCCCCCATAGCCTTCCAGTGCAGACCAAGGTTGCAACCTCTGGTGCCGGATTGGTAGGTGTCGAAAAGTTCCGCCCAGCCAGATGTGTCAACATTCGCGTCACCGGTCGAAACAGCCCAGCCGTTGAGACTGAAACCTACATCGCCTTGCAACAGGGGGCCGCCAGCGCCACCGTTCGATGTGTCCAGAGCGGCGGTGAGGTCGATTGCATAGGTTGCTGCAACCGTCGCATCGTCGCCCTTGTGGAAGCCGAGGAAGGTGATCACCTTCATGGTGGCGGCGGTGCTGGATGCACCCGTGGCGCCAGAGCCAATGGCGTTGTTGGCGCGTGTCTGCGCCAGTATATTTGTCGCGCCGGGGACAAACCCGGTAACGGTTTGCGGCGAGGTCAGGGCCGCCCACGCCCCCCATGTCGCGCCGTTGTCGGTCGAGGTGCGGTAGGAATAGCTGGTAATGGCGCTGCCGCCATCGAACGGGTCTGCCGCCTTGGTGATGGTGATCCGGGTTGCTGTGGTCGTGACGGTCGGTGCCGCCATTGCAGACGGCGCAGCCCCGGTTCCTGCGACAACCGTCCCGCTGCCGGTGCCGTCGCCAGCCGTCGGCGCGCTGTTGGTCACGTTCACGTCGCCCGTGGTGGCAAACAGGCCGTAGTCAACACCCGCGACAAGCAGGGCAGGCGTTGCGCTGACAATGGTATCGCCCGGTTGCAGCACATAGCTGCCCGCGACGGACGCCTCGCCGACGATCCATGAAATCGCCCCCTCGGTCACGGCACCGCCGGGCGACGTGTAGCTGCCCGCGATGTAGCTGGCCGACAAGGTGCTGCCGACGATCAGGGTGGCGGGGTTGAAGGACGGGGCCGCAATCGTGGCAATGGCAGGCAGCGATGGGCCGCCGAAGCCGCCGCCTTTCAACTGCGATCCCAGGATCCAGTCAAAGGTCTGGACGATTGCGTCCCTCATCAAAGAGCCTCGCGCTGGATGACCGCGGCGCTTTCGCTGACCCTGCGATAGCTGATGGTCTTGCCCGCCGAAATCGGGCAGCCCTGACCGACGTTCAGGCGGATACCGTCGTTCGGTCCAGGCACTGCTTCTGCGGTGATTTCGACCGATCCGGCCTTGCACTGCCAGATCTCATTTGCCGCAGTCGGGGCGCCAATCGTGGTCCAGGCGGTGCCGATATTGCTGATGCTGGCCATTCCAAAATCCTTTCAATAGGTTGCGGCGCGGGCAAAGACCGCGTCAAGGAACGCATTCGCGGCCGTCACGTCGCCGCTTTTGGCCGACAGGGTGCCCTGATACAGGAACGCCCATTTCGTCTCGGACCGGGGCACCATGGCCATGGCCTCCCACTGCGCCTGTGCATCGGGGTCGGCGGCGAACATGGCGGTGCGGATCGTCGGCCAGGCGCCGGGATCACCGGCCGCGCGCAAGGATCCGTCGATCTTCAACTGGGTCATGGCGCGGTAAACCTTCCACTTTTCCATGGCCACGCTCAGCCGCAGCAGCGTTGGATCTGGCGCGACAAAGGACCATGCCCCCGACACCCATTGATGGTTGGGGCTCGGCCGTTGTGGCACCGCCTGCGTGCCCACCGCATAGGACGTGACCAGCTCATCGGTGGCGGTTTCGAAATAGGCGCCATTGGCATGCACGAAAAAGTTGGGCATCAGATCAGCTCCTGTATGACCAGGCCGGTGAAACTGCCGAACGTGGCAACAACGGAATAGTAATGGCCGGGCGGAACCTGCGCGCCCAAGGTCACGCCCCTGGCGCCAGCCTCACCTGTGCTGCTGCCGACAACATTGTTGGTCGGCGTGTCATTGACATGCAGTGCCATGGTGCTGATCGAACCGACTGCGGTCGCGGCCGACACAGTCACAGCGATCTTGCGCCCCGTGGTGTTCTGATACCAGGTGCTGAAGGCTGGCGATGCGCGCGGCGTCCATTTTTCGGTGGCGCGCGCAGTTTCAGCCAAGACCCCGGTGACGGTCACGCCGGTCGCGGTGGTTTCCAGCTTCTTGGCGCCGTTGTGCGCGATCTCGACCTGTGCCCCGTTGACCGCCCGGATAAAGGTCTTGGCATTCAGCCGATCGACAAACTCGAAGCCGTTGAACCGGAAGGATGCAATGGTGCTCAAGATCGCCGACATGGCCCGCAGGATCCACTTGTCCCCCGGCGTCGAATAAAGCGCCTCGACCTCGCCATTCTGGCCATAGGAAAACAGCTTGTCGCTGCCCATGCGGACGGTGTTGGCAAAGCTGTTGATCCCGGTGAACGTCTGATCGGCATTACGGCGCACGTCCGCACTTGCGGCAGATGCCGCAGCGGCGGCGGCGGATGCGTCAGCCACAAGGCGATCGGCATGGGCGGCGGCGGCATCACTTTGTGCCGATGCGATCTGTGTGGCCGTGGGTCCGGCGATCGGATGGCCGCCCGCATCAAAGATCACAGCCGCGCCGACCCGTGCCGCAAAGGGCTTTTGCGGCGTGTCCAGGCGCAGGGTGCCCGTCAGAAGCTGTTCCAGCTCCTGCACCCGCTCGGTCAGCAGGTCAAGTTGCGCCTCAAGTCCAGCCTCGCGCGCGCCCAAAAGCCCCTGCCAGCCCTGTTCGGCCAGCGTCTCGCGGGTGATGTAAAGCGTGCCGGTGGCGTAAGTCGTCGCCGCGCCGACCGTCAGATACAGGCTGCCTGTCGTGGTGCTGGCGGCGGGTGTCACCGTGAAATCAGTGCCGGCAACCAGATCGGTGCGCACCCCCGCCAGAATGACCGCCGCCCTGACCGCGCCCGCGCCATAGGGCCAGTCGATGCCATAGGGGCCCACGCCCATCACCGTGTAACCCGGAAGCGGCACGAAGGTATCAACGGTCATGGCATGTCTCCGATGTTCGACAGGTCAGGGGCGCGCGACGGCATGAAATCGCCGCGCCGCCAAAAGGGCCGGGTGCCAAAATCCGACAGTTGTTTCTGCTCCTGCCGCTTCCAGGCTGTTTCGGCGCCGGGGTCCAGAAACCACTGCATCTGATCGACAACCGCATGCTGATAGGCGGCGCGGACATACCAAAGGCTGGATAGAACCGGCGTGTCATTGCGAAACAGGTTGGCCATGTCGCTGCCCCAATGGGTCTTTTCGCCCTTGGCCAGCGCGGTCAGGTTCGATGCCACCGGCTTGATGACATCCCCGGCCAGGCTGATGACTGGTCCGGCGATCGTTTCGCCGATGCCCCCGCCGATGCGGTTCTGTTCGGCCGCGAAGAAATCACCGAAAATCCCGAAACCACCGCCCTGCAACAGCGATGCCAGCCAGAATTTCGGTTCATCCATCGGACGTGGATCATTGCCCTTGGCGATCTCTTTCAACTGAATGGTCAGCGCGCCGGTCAGTTCCAGAAGCGCAAAGGCGCTGGCGGCATAGCCGACCTTGCCAGCAAAGGTCTTGCGCATCATCGCCCGGCGCATCTGGTTGTAGAACAGGGTGAAGCCAAAGCCCTTGAACGTGGCAATGGAACGCGCCATTTCCCCCGACAGGCTGCCGGGCTTGGTTTCGCCGACGATCCGCGCCGTGGTGGACAGCGTGTCGGTCGGCACTGCCATTTCAAGTTCTTCCTGCACCATGGCTTGGGTGCGCAGCGCCAGCCCCTCGGCCTCGGCGCGCGGCATCGTCGTCTGATGTTCCAGCCAGTGCAGCGGCGCGATGAAATCGGCGCTGCCATCCTCTGACCGCAGGCGGCCGTCAGCATGGCGCAGGTGATCCCAATCGGTGGCGGTGATGCCGCGCCGCCGGAACATATCCTGCAAGCCTTGCGGCAGGGCGTCATGGGCGCGGGCGGCATTGTCGGCAAGGTGGGCCGCAAATTCCATTTCAAAGGAAATCCGCCGCATGTCGGTTACATGGGTCAGCGCCGATGCGCGCAGCGTGATCTGCGACAGCCGGTCAGCCTTGGACATCAGTGACACCATGGGCCCCTGCCAGCGCATGGTGGCAACAGCGCCTTCGGCCAGCGCCTCGCCGATAAATCCCATGCGCGCCGCCTGTTCGCGGGTGGCCTTGGAAAAGGTCAGTTGCACCGTTCGGCTGGCGATATTGGCGGGGTTCAGTCCAATCATTCGAGCGGCCAGAAAGCTGGTCGCGCAGTCGCCGGTGGATGAAAAGATGGCGCTGCCAAGGTTCGTCGCCGATACAAAGGCCCGTGCCGTTCGCCCAAGCTGGGCCCAGCCCACGCTTTCGGGGATGCTGGCAGCCCCCGACAGGTGCAACAGATCGACGCGGGCGCGCTTGCCCTGGGTGCCGACGGCATCGACCGCTTTGGCCTCTCCGCCAGCCACGCGCTTTTCAGCCGTCTGGATGGCAAACTCCAGTCCGGCACGGGGGTTCGGTCCCAGAACGCGCATCATGGCCACGTCGCGGGCCAGCCCGTTCAGCCCGTGCATCATTGCGGTGAACGGGTCCGATGCGCCGTAAAGCTTGTTGTAATCCAACCAACTTGTGCCATCCTTGAAATGCAGGATCCGGTGATCGGCATGCTGATTGTAAAGCGCCTTGCCCCCCGGCATCAGTGACGGCGTGCGGTCGTTCCAGCCGCGTGTGGTGATCCCGTCATAGAAATTCTTCAACAGCCGGTCGGCGGCGGCGCGATCGGGCTGGCCGCCCGCCACAGCAAAGGGCTTGCCGGTGGTCACATCGGTGATCCTGTCCCAGGCCAGACGCCCGCGGATATCGTCGGCCCATCTGGTAAAGCCGGCGCGTTGCAGTGCCTCGGCCGAATGGGTGTGGCGGACACCATAGTCGGCCAATTCACCGATATCGCCGCCAAGCGCGTTGAAGTTCTGCAATTGGCGGCGCTGCGCTTTGCGGATTGCGTCGGCCAGTTGCGCCGCCACCGGATCGCCGGTCTTTTCACCGTGCGCCTCGCGGATCACATTCTGAAACCCGGCCTCGTCGCTGACGCCGCCGGTCACGGTCTTGTGATGCACATTCAGCACATCGGCCAGATCGCGTCGGATCTGTGCCTCATAAGACATTTGCAAAGACCGGATGCTTTCGCCGGTATAGCCCGCGTCCTCGCGGTAGACGATCAGCGCGCGCAGCGCCAGCGCCGGGTCGGGCGCACTTTCGATGGCTGATTTCAGCCGCCGCATTGCCTGAAGCTGGTTTACGACCATGTGAAACCGCGAGCGGGCGGCCTTCCGGGTTGCCTCTTTCAGGTCGGCCGCCGCGCTCGCTTCAGCCTGATGACGGGGCATGATCGTTTCATACCGGGCCACCAGCTGATTGAATTGGCCCTGGGCCGCCTGGCCCCGCGCCTTATCCACGTCCCCACTGTCGATGCCGCGCTGGATGCAATCAAAGATGCTGGTCATGCCTGACCTCCGGGGTTGCACCATTTCAGATATTCCGACAGCCCATGATCCTGCTCGACCTCGTCCAGCAGGTCGGTGGCGCGCACCTCGACGCCCTCGGCCAGCGTCAGGGTCATGTCGCCGACACCGGCCTTGGCGTCGGCGATGGCGCGGGTAAATTCATAGTCGGCCGGTTCCTGCGCGGGCGCACCGGTATTGACAGGCGGACGATTGCTCCCCACATTGAGGATGTCCTCAAACGAAGGATTTTCCCCTATGACCCCTGAAATTCGCTTCCGCTCCTGGGAAGGCAGGCCCGCGCTGCTAGCAACTGCCCCAGGCTCTGGCTTTCGCGCCGTGTCGATCCTTGAACCCGGCTCCGATTGGGTAAAAGTTGATGGTCTGGATGTGGCGCGATCAGCCGATGCAGCCGGCAGCACGGCCGAAGAATTCTCGGCACGTTTCGCCAAGAGCTTCGGCTCAATCGACCCGTCGGCCGGGATCAGCCTTGTCACATCGATGTTGTCGCGCGCGCTTGCCGCCGAATAGGCCCGGGCCGACTGCTCAAAGATGGCCCGAGCTTCGGGACTTTCCGGATCAAGCGAGCGGGCGCGCTTATATGCTTCTGTCTCGGCTGTTTTCGCCCGGAACATTTCCGGGGTCCAGATCTGGACCTCGCTCAGCATTCCATCAGAATGGCGAATGATGATCTTTCGATCGATGTAGTTGCTGTCTGGCTTTCGCACCCAGCCTTCATCGACGAAGTCGAACCGCTCGCGAAGCCGCGCAACCACATCTTCGGCCCGTTCGGCAGCGGGCACAACGAAACCCGCGCGCGAAATATCGGTCAGATGAAGCGGCGAATTATACCCTTTGCGGACGATCTTTTCGACAGCGTCGGCCCGATCTTTCAGCCCGGGGTCTTTGAACTCGACGCCAAGATCCGCCGCGATCCGTTCGCCCTCGGCAACCAGGTCGCGCTGCGCGGCCTCCGCATGGCGATACATGCCGTCGACATCGTGGTAGGGCTGGGCCAGCGCCAGATTTTTCACGTAGAATTCAGGATCACTTCCGGCCTCCATTTCGAATGACGGCGCCGCCGGGGGGACAACAGGGTCAGACTTGCCCAGCCCTTCCAATGCGGCCCCGTCGCCCGCCTTCGCCTCTGGGCTGTCTGCCCCCTTGGCGAACGCATCATCTGCCATGGGCGGCCCGTTTTCGGCGGTCTGGCCACGCAGGGCGATGGGCCGGGGCGCACCAATATCATCGGGCAGCTTGCCGAACACCTCCGGGTCGATGCGGCGCAGGATGGCCGACGTGGTCGGTGCGTCGAACAGCGATGCTTCGGTCGTGGCTGCCTTGCGCGCCTCGGTTGCATAGCGGGTCAGGAAATCGGTGATCTCCGCCTCGCTTGCCGCACGGCCGTTCTTCCAGAACTTCCGTGTCAACAGGTCGAACGTGACAGGCGACAGGGCGCCGTTCATAAGGTCGGGGGTGTCCATCAGTTCGGCCACCATCTTGGCGACCGGATGACCATCGCGGATCGCGCTGTCACGGGCGACCGCGATCAGCCGCATGGCTTCCAGCACAAAGGGGCTGATATCGGCATCTGCTCGCACGCGGCCTGCCTCGATCTCGGCGCGCAGTGCGGCCCAGTGTGGGGCGGATTTGTCCAGCGCATCCATCAGGCTTTTCAATTCGCCCGGATCACCCTCGATAAAGCGGCCGATCATGTCGGCAGACGGCCAGGCGCGGGCGAACAGCGCCTGTCGGATCACGTTGCGACCTTCGCCGCTTAGCGTGCCGGCGCCATCGGTCATGGCATTGTGCTCGGATGCGGGCAGGGCATCGAACATCGCACGCACCACATGGCCGTTTTCCGGGGCAAACATATCTGTTGCCGGATCGAAGCGCGCCATAAGGTCGGGTGTCAGCGACCGGGCAGACACCTGGGCCTTTTCAAGGGCAGACAGGCGCATGACGCCCGCATCCTGGGCATCGACGGTAAAGCTGCGCAGGTCGGCGGGCGACAGGTCGGTCTGGCGGCGGGCCACCAGCACCGGGCGGTCGATACCGGGCGGGATGGGGGCGCCGGTGATATCCTCGATCGCCTGGCGATAGGCACCGGCCCTGTCGGGGAAATGACCATAGGCATGTTCGATGGCGCCAAAACGACCATTGCCGCTTTCGATCATGTTGTTTGGCCCGATGATCGGGGTGCCGGTCGCGGCATTGGGGCTGGGCATCAATTGCGCTGGATCAAGCCGTGCTGCGGTCTGTTTGGTCCAGGCATCCGACGCGGCGCGGCTGCGGTCGCGGGGTTGCAGATCGCCGCTGGCCCGCTTCAGAAGCGAAGCATCGATGACCTCATATTTGACATCGATGCGGCGCCCGCTCGGGGTGCTTATCTGACCATCGCCGGTATATCCGCGCGACGTGGTGAACCGTGGCACCTCGGACGACAGGTCGGCAGCACCGCCTTCCCACTTCGGGATGCGACCGGAATTGAACTGTTCATGCAAGGCGGCAGCATAGCCCACGCGGCTTTCGCGGCGGGGAATGCCGGGCCGCTCGAACAGGTCCGACACCAGCGCGGCTTTTTCTTCGACCGTCGTGGCGCGGCGGATCGCTGCCCAGGCAGCGGCTTCTCCCTTAGGGTTGTTCAGTTCGAAATCGAGAAAATCGATCTGGGTATCCAGATCGGTCGGGTCGGTGCCGCGCTTGCGGGCAAATTCTTCAAGGTCGCGCTTGCGCGGGCCGTTCCACTGGGCGATGCCAAGCGCATTGCCGTTGTCGCCGACAGCCCCCGGATGCAGCGCGGGGCCGCTTTCGACCATGAAGTTGCCGACAAATGCGGCGGCATCTTCCGGGGAATAGCCCTTGGACAACAGCTTGCCATAGACATAGCCGATGCGGTTGGTCTTGGGCGAGGCATTGCCCGCGATTGAAAAATCGAAATCCGACATGGCTGGAACGCCTGTTGCCACCCGGCCCTTCTGATCGAAGATCGCCTGATTTGGGTTTTGCTGGCCAGACAGGCGGTCGCGGGTGGCCGTCACATCGGCTTCATGATCCGCCGGGTTCATGCCGTCGGGCGTTCCAGCGCGCGTCATCGCGCGACGGTCCTGCCGATATTGCCAGGCGCGCGCAGCGCCATGCAGAAGGCCGGTCAATCCACCTGCAAACAGCGCACCTTCGGCGAACCGTCCCATGGCTGTTGGGCGCGCTTCGCCCATCTCATCGGCGATCTTCTGTTCTGTGGGCAAGTTGGCAAGGTTACTGACGCCGCCGATCAGGGCCTCACCCAAGATGGTCTTCAGCGCGCCGCCCCCCACACCGCCAAGCGGCATGGTCACCATGTTGAACGGGTCGATCAAGTCGCGGGCGCCAGTGCCCAGAAATTCCGCCAGGCCACCGCCGGGCCGGTCCAGAACTGCCTGTGCCTCGGTCAACTGGTTTTTTTTCTGGCGCTCGATATGGGCGTCCAACTGGGCGGCGTTCAGCGGATATCCGGCCCATGTGGTCGGATCCTGACCGACCTGCTTTGCCGCTTCCTCTGCAACAATCTGTGCAAAATCGATGCTAGGTTCATAACCGTTCTCGTTGCGGTCGGCCACGCGCTGTTTGGCATCCGCAGGCAGCATCGAAAACATCTTCAGTCCCAGTTGCGTTCGGATCCGGCGGGTGTAATCGAAGCTGTCCTGTCGGATCGTTTCGGCATTCCATGCAGCGCCGAACGTATCCAGAAACCCTGCCGGATCATCGGTGCGTTGCGCCGGGGGAACAGCGCCGGGGTTCTGGGGTGGGGTGCTGTTTGCGAAAAAACCGTTCATTGGCCTGTCGCCCCCGCCAGACCCTTCATCGAAAACATGAAGGTCGTCGTGCCGTCAGCGTTCTTTGCGCCACCTTCATTCTCGACGTAATATCGGTTGCCAGCGCGATCGAAGGCCAGAACATAGCGGTCAGGACCAATCCGAAGGGGCCGCAGGTTTTCGACAGTGGCGACATTGGTCTTGCCACTGTCGGGCACCATGCCCTTGACGACAGCCGCAGCCTTCAGTCCGCGCATCCGGTCGATTGCCGCCTCGGCCGCCGGGTCGCGAACCTGCATATTCTTGCCGTCGGTGGACATGCGCGCACCGGCGGGCATCCATGCGTTTTCGGCGGGCACCCAGACTTCGCCATTCAACTGATGCTGCATGCCGTTCCAGGCTGTATTCGCCTGCCCTGCCGACATGCCCGTCGGCAGGATCACCGGATAACCGGCCACATCTTGCAGGCCGCCGATGGTCATATTGCCAGCGGCGTCAACGCTACCACCAAGCGCCCGTTGCACGGCCTGCCCATAGGCATCCTGTGCGGCAACGCTGTCTGTCCAGCCACCGGCCTTGATGGTTTCGGGGTCAAGACCGGTTGCCTGATCAGCATAAAGCGCACCGGCGGCGGCCATGACCTCCTTTTGCGCGCCCGGATCGTCGGCAAAAACACCTTGGGTCGCGGTGTTGAACGCAAGGATCAGATCCTTGTCGGCGGGCATTGCGACGGTTTTTGCATCAAGCTTGGCCTCTCCTCGCAGCATCGATGTCACCAGTGACGGATCGGCATTCTCTCCAATCAGGCCCATACCGAACAGAAACGCAGGTGTTGCCCCGGCGGCGACGGCAACACCGTCGCCTTTGCCGTCTGGCAGGCTGGCCAGCGCGGTGGCAGCGGCAAGGCGGGTTGCCGGGTCAGCGGTGGGGGCGATTGCGGGCTTCAGATCCGCCGCCTCGGCGTCACTCATCAGCCGCATCTGGCCTTTTGGCACATAGCCTTTGCCTTCTGCCCAGGCGCCAAAACTTGCCCGGTCGGCCAGCGATTTGGCAAAGGCCGCCGGATTGGCGGGATCGAACGGTGCCAGATCGGGCACCGGCAGTTCGGCTGCACGCGCTGCTGCCACCTGATCCTTGGTCCAGGCGGTGTCGTAGTCCTTCAACCGGGCCTCAAGCGTTTCCACCCGCTTGCCCTGATAATCCTTGGAATAGGGCCGGGATTTTGCATCCGTGATCGCTGTCACCAACTGCTCTCGCGTCATCAGCAAGATCGGCGCATGCTCATCGCGCTGCGCCTGTGTGTCGATTGCTTGCGCCACAAGGTCAGGAAACCTTGCTCGAACGGTCGGGTCTTTCAGCTTGGCTTCGCCATCCCAGGCCAATCCCTTGCCCATCAGGGCAATGCCGTTCTTCAGGTCGTCTTGCAGGGCATTGTCATCGATCCCCGCCTGAACCTCGGCCGCCTTTGCGGCCTTTCCGGCAGCTATGGCAATCTGGTTTTCGGCCTTGGCTTTCCAGCTAAGCCGGTCCTCGGGGGTCAGGTTCGGCAATTCACCGGCATCAAGGTGATCGATCAGACCCTGCGGATCGGTGGACAGCATCTGGAATGCAGCATTGCTGTCGCCGCCGGATTTGAAATCCAGAATGTCGCGTTCGGCCTGATCATAGGGTATCAGGCCGTCTTTTGCCATTTGCCTTTGGCGGGCAGCATACTGATCATAGATGGTGGTGCGGGTGCTGGCATCTGTGGTGGCGGCCTGTTTCGCGGTTTCGGCCCGATAGACGACATTGGCGGCGATCGTCTGGCTATGCCGCAGCGCGATCACGTTGGTGCCAAGCGCGAAGGCATGTTTCTGGGCCAGATCGTCAAAGGCCAGATCGAACTTCGGCGCGATTTTCGCGTCGATGCGCGCGCCGCCCGCGTCGGTCTTGCCCGTCAGATAGGATTGTTTCAGCGCCGCAACATCGGTCGCCCAGCCCTTGTCTATAGCTTCGGGGTCGCCCATCTGCTCGTATTTCAGGCGCAGATTGTTCAGGTCGCGGGTCATGTCAATCTGCGCGCGGCCCCATTCCAGATCCAGCCGCTGCTTTTCAATGCGGTCGCCAAGACCCTTGATCGCCTCGCCGAAACCGGCGATCGCCTCGCCGGTGCGCGGGGCCTCATATTGGGGCTGGGCGGCGCGGCCCGCGGTCAGGTCAGCCTCTGGGACGGTCAGGCTCATGACAAAAGCTCCGGCCAGATGTCGGGCGCCTTGGTCAGGAAGGTTCCGGCAGCGTCGAAATTGCCTTTCAGCACGTCACTGGCGGCGCGCGCCCTGTAGCCCTGCTGGGCGACGGTCAATTCGGTCTGGCGCGCGGCGCCGCGCGAACGCACCTCCTGGCTGGCAAAACTTGCCTCTTGCGCGGCGGTCTGGCCCAGAAGCACGGCGGTCGGGCTGTCCAGGCTGATGCCGCGCGCGATCAGTTCGGCCGATTGCTGATGCAGCGCCTGGCGGAACTTGACCCTTGTGCGGTCGTCCTCGGTGGCGGTCAGTTGCGCCTCGGTCGCTTTCTGGCTGGCGGTGGCCGCAGCCATCTGCGCACTGGCCTTGGCCGACGCGCCCGCCTGCATCAGGGTGCCGCCGATCGATGTCAGCAGGCCAAGGGTTTGAAGAAAACCGCCACCGGCGGCGGCTGCACCAGCCGTTGCTCCGGCTGCTGTCGCCGCGCCAGCCGCAGCTGTGGCACCCGCCGCGGTGGCGCCGCCGCCAATGGCCGTCATCAGCGGGGCAATCAAGGCTTGGATACACATTACTGTCCTGCCTCCGTGATCGGGGCGGAAAGCGCCGTGATCGTCATTGGTGCGCCACCGACCGGCGTGAAGCGCAGCGAAATTTCCTGCGCCATCCCGCTGGTCAGATCCAGCCGCACCATGCCCGAATAAGCGGCGGTCAGGTCGGCCGCAACACCGCGCGGGATCAGGTTCAGCCCGCCGCCCGCCCGTTCGGCCTGGGCGGTTTCACGCTCGACCGCCTGCACCCGGCCTGCGGCGGTGCGATGCACACCGATCCTGACCTTGGGCGACAGGCGGCGCTGGCGGCCAATCGTGCTGCCGTCCGGTGCCGCGCCCAGCAGATCAAGCGTTTCGGCCTGATGGGTGGCATCGAACAGCCCGATCACCGCCACGCTGACCGCCACCGGCAGGGTCACGTTGCCACCCGGCGCCACGGTCAGGTCATCGAATTCGCCGTGGTCGGTCCAGGCGGTGACTGTCTGCCCGGCCAGATGCGGCACCGAAAAGACGGTCTGCGGGGTGGCGGGCGCAAACTGGCGCGCGCTGTAAAGATGGATGGCCGCCGTGATCGGCTGCAAACCGGACATCAGCCCGAAAGGTTCGGCCAACTCTTCGATCCGCCGCACGGTCACGCCGCCAATCGTGCGGCGCACCACCATGGTCAGCACGTCGCGGGTGCCGGTGGCGTCGGGCGTGACCGACATGGCTTCGACAAAGCCGCCCGCCAGCGGCAGGCGCGCCCAGCCCAGCACCTCTTGGGTCGGATCATAGATCACCAGCGCCAGATCGCCGTCGCCGCGCCGGGCCACCACGGTGCGCTGCGGTGCTGACAGCCAGGCCAGTTCGGCAAATCCCGCCTCGCCCATGTGATCGGCCGGCAGCGACAGTTCTGTCGGCACGTTCGCGTCTTCCTGAAAGGAATAGGCGATTTCAAAAATCCGGCGGGTGTCTTTTGATACAAAGATCGGGCGGCCGTCGGGCGCGACGGGGCGCAGGTTCGGGCGCCCGCCCAGGCTGCTGTCCATGCCGAAGTTTGCGGTCGTGGGGCCAAGCGCCTGACCACGGCTGTCGGCACGGGTCGAATATTCTTCGCCAAGCGCGCCGATATGCAGGCCGGTCTTGCCCCGCTTCAGCCAGATGATCCGGTTGATCGAGCTTGCCCCGGAAATCGCATAGGCAAACGCGCTGTCAGCCAGTGTGCCGGGCGTGAAATCCTCGAACGCGCCCGCCGTCGAAAACCAGACGGTGCGCGGCTCTGACGGGGTGGCGGCCGCAATCAGCCGCTGTTCATGGATTTCCAGCAGCGAGGGATAGCCATAGCGGCTTGACCATGCCGCCTCGGACCAGCGATAGGTGCCCGATGTGACCACGCCATCCGGCAACTGGCGGATGACCTGGGCTTGGGCATGATTGACCACAACGCCCGGCGTGATGCCGGTCAGGATCTGCACGATCCCCACGCCATCATCCAGATAGCGCCAGCGCACATCGGGGTTCAGGCTGACGCGCTGTTCACCTTCGGAATGGGTTGGCGGGTTGACGCCCGTATTGGTGCCGACGGTCAGCACATAGGTCTTGCCATCATAGCGCATCTTCTGGCCGACAGTGGCGGCGGTATTGCCCGTCCACAGTGGCACCAGCGTATCGACGGCCTTAAGCTGAAACAGGCTGCCGGTGTGGCTGGCGTCAAAGATCGGCGCGGTGGCCGTCAGGGTCACGACGCCGGTGGCCGCGCTGGCCTGAACGCTCAGGTTGGTGTTCAGGTTCTGGACCCGGAACGGCCCGCCGATGAAATTGGCAGGCGCAATCGTCCAGTTGTTCAGGGCTAAGCGTGACAGTTTCTGCACCGGGCGCAGCCCATCGGTGATCCAGATCACGTCAGCGGCCTGAACCCATTGCAGCAAGGGCAGGGATGATGGCGGAAAAGGCGTTGCCAATTCGTAAGGGACAGCGCCGTTCATCACCAGTTGGCCATAGCGCCAGATCCGCAGGCGCAGGTCGGTAAACTCGATTGTCAGCGCATCATTTTCGGCAAACTCGAAATTCACCAGCCGGGCGGGCTGATCAGCATAGACATTGCCCCTGTCGATCGTGCCCGGCGCGCGTGTAAAGCCACCCTGACGCAGGGGGATGAAACCGCGACAGGTCCGCATGCCGGTCTGATATCGCTGATAATCATAGCGGCGATGCAAAAGCGGCGACAGTTCGCCCGAGGAAAACGCCAGTTGCGCGGGTGAGCTGCGGGTCATCGAAGCGCGAACTCCACCCAGTTCGGCTGCTCGGGCTGGCCGTCATAGCGTTCTGACCCGGATTGGCGGGCGTCCTGCCGCATGGCGGCGCGCAGCGACTGGTCGGCACCGCCTTCAAGCTGTTGCTGGCGCGCGGCGGTGCCGTTCCACAGGGGCGCCAGCAGGGCCGCCAGCCGCCAGGCGACGGCGGCGCGAAAGGTGGCAGGCAACAGGCTTTCGGTCGCGATCGTCGCGGTATAGCGGATCATCAGCGGGCCGGATTGATCGGCGCGGATCAGGTCGCGGTCGCGGCGCCAGCGGGTGCCAGCATCCCCCAGTTCGCGGATGGCAAGGCACCCGCCGGGCAACTTGTAGCTGAAGGGCAGGTTGGGGTCGCTGGCATTGCCGTCAGGCAGTGCCGCCAGCTCGGGAAGGTCTTCCAGAACCGACGCAAAGGACCAGTCACAGGCTTCCAGGCACAGATCAATCGCCACCTGATATTGTTCGGCGGCCGCGCGCGCCTGATCGGTATCGTCGGCAAACGACGAAATCGGCGAAAGCTCCATCAGCCGAAAGGCCTGGGCTACGATCGTCGATGTGGCGGCGGGCGATGGCATGGCAACCTGCGGTCAGATGATGCCGGGGCCGATTGCGGCCCCGGCGGGGATCGTCAGCGGTGCCAGTAGTGGATGGCAAACAGCATCGTTCCGGCCGCGACAGCGTTGGCCACGCTGCCATGGGCATAGATTTCGATCAGCCCGCCCGGATCGGCGGCAAGACCAAGGTTCTGCCACAGGCGCTTGCAGTGCTGGGCTGGCGCGCCGCCGACGATCGGCATCTGAACCGCGGCGGCGACCTTGGTGGCGCTGACCAGCGCGACCGGGTCGGTCTTGGTGCCGATGCGGATGTCGGCATAGCCCCAGTTCGACACCCAGAATGACGTGCGATCCGACAGGATGCAGTCAGACGGGATGCGCGCCAGCAGGTATTTGGACCCCTGGCTGTCGGTGGCGGCATTCACGACGGTGCCTTGCGCGGTGAACCCCCGGCCTTGCGCCTGTTCAGGGTCGGGCGCGGCTTCTTGCAGCCATTGGTCGTTGATCAGATCTGACCTTGCAGTGACGACGGGCATTTCTGGCCCTCCTTTGAAATTGCGGAAAGGATCAGCCGGGCTGTCGCCCGGCAGACCAGATCAGGTTTCGACGCACTCGATGATCCGCACGCCCGCATCCTGGACACGGCCCGCCTCGACAAAGGCGTCGGTGTAGATGTAGGGCAGGTTCTTGGCGTTCGGGTTGTTCCAGATCGTCGATTTCACGTCCTGCCAAAAGGCCGCAACGATGTTCTTCTTCGACCAGACCGGGCACTGGCGCTGACCGGATGCGTTCATCGGCAGGCGGTTGGTCATGATCCAGTTGATGCCCATCAGGGGCGTCGGCTTGCCGTCGCGCAGCTGATCGACGTTGAAGCCGTTCAGGTTCAGGCCGGTCTGCGCGGCAATGCCCAGAAGATCATCTTCCTGCGCCGGGGTCAGGCAACAGTAAAGCTGGTCGTCATCTTCGGTGCCGAACTCGGCGCGCCGCAGCGCCTTTCTGACAGCGCGCAGCTTGTCAAGCGTCAGGCCGGTTGTGCTGGCAGGGATGATATTGCCGTTAGGCAGACCAGTCACGGTCTGGCCGGTCTTGCCGGTGGCCATGCGCCCCATGATGCCGCCGCCGGTGACGGAAAATGTGCCGCCCGGACCGGGCTCGATCCCAAGGATCGTATCGAACACGCCACGCTCGACGGCGGCGATCGAGTTGCGCATCAGGATCGAAGACGGATCCATCAGCGTGTCGAACTTGTCAACCGTATCGACATATTCGCCGTCTTCGATGACGTACGGGCGGAACAGCACGCGGCGTTCGCGGCCGCTGATCTGCTCGGGGTTGGTGCGCGACCGGTCGGTGCCGCGCAGATAGGCCTTGGTGCCGAACAACTCGGCGATCGACGTGCTTTCGCCTTTGCCTTCGATGACGGTGACAGCCTGGCGCAGCGGGTTGCGCAGCTGCTGCGCCACCATCATGGAATTCTGCACATAGGTCATCTTGTGGTGGTTCTGAACGATAAGTTCGATGGGCATTGGCCCCTCCTTCGGAAAACTGCAATTGGGTGAGTTTTCGGAAGGGGTGCCCGGCAACCGGACCGTTCCTGGCGGTATCGTCGCCTGCACGGCCGTCTTTCCGGCTGTCGTTCGGACCGGTATAACCCGGGTGCCCGTCGGGGATATTCAAATACACAAAATGGCGGACCTGTAAAGGGGTTAATCTACATCTGCCCCGAATGCGGAACTCCGGGGCAGATGTTGTGTCAGTAATCCGCGTCCAGCATTCGCATGGCAAACCCTTCCATGTCGTCCCTGATCAGGATCGCGCGCACTTCGGGCCAAGCGTTGATCACATCGATGCTGTCCTTGATCTCGGCCCGGGCGCGCGGGCCAAGATCAAGCCGCATGGACCGATACCCGCGCAACATCATCGCCGCCCGCGCATCGGCAATGCGGCCCAACAGGTCGCGCCGCCAGCTCATGCGCCCGACGCCAGCTTGTCAAGCCGGTCCATTTCGGGGCGCAGGCGCGCGATCTCGGTCCGGTCGCCACTGGCCACCGCCTTGGCATAGGCGCCATCCTTGCTGCGCATCTGTGCGGCCTGGGCGCGCGCCTCGGCCGGGGTCATGCCCATGTTGACGCCACCGCCCCGCACCATGCGGTCCTCGCCCATCAGTTCGGCCGCGGCGGCAAACAGCTTGATCGTCGCGGCACTGCCCGTCTGTTCGTTCAGAACACTGGCCGCCGCCTCGATCCCGGCACTGTCAAGACCGGCCTTTTCGCCCAGCACACCCACCGCCTGCCGCGCGGCGGCGAGTTTCGCGGGCAATTCCTTGCCATAGTCGCGCGACAGATCATCCATCATCTTGGTGTTCGCCTCGGCGTAAGCCGTGTCGATCCGTTGCTGTTGCGCGGCAATGTGACCGGCGTAAAAACCGGTCAGCGCCTGCAACTGGGCGGGCAACAGCCCCTGTTCAAAGGCGATCTTTTTGGCAGATGTCTCGAAATCACCGTCCCAGGCGATGCCGTCGGGCATGTCCTTGGGCTTTTCGATCTTGTAATCGGCCTCGGTCGCGGGCAGGCCAAAGACATCGCCCTGGGCGCGCATCCATTCGGACAGCGGCTGATCCTTGGCGGGCCGGTCCATGATCGTGTCCAGCCCCTTGCCGATGCGCTGTTCGGCGGCGCGGTGCCCCTTGACCAGCTTAGGCAGCACCTTGGCCGCATCATCCTCGGCCAGCCCCTTGGCGGTCAGCCACTGGCGTTCGTCGTCATTGTAATCGGCCCCCTTATACCACGGGGCGGGCGGCGGATCGCCAGCGGCAGCGGCAGCGGCAGCGGCAGCCGCAGCGGCAGCGGCGGCATCACCGCCACCGGCCCCTTCACCGCCAGCGCCTTCCCCCTCGGGGGCCATCATCCGGCGCGGGGCGCGCGACAACAGATCAAGAAACATCATTCGTCATCCTCCATCAAAGATTGCAGTTCGGTGCGGTTCAGGCCCATCAGCGCGCAAAGCTGCCGGGCCAGATCGGCCCGCCCGGCCTCATAGGCCAGACGGATCGGGTCGATCGGCGCGCCCTGCGGCACGCCGATCTGAAAGTCATCGGGCTGGATCGACAGGATGCCGCCCAGGCGGATCACGTCGCCCATCAGCTCGGGCTCGGCGCGGGCCGCGCGCCGCCAGCGCACGCCCGCTTCGGCGGCTTCGGACTTGCGGAAGAAAAGCGTGCGGATCAGGCCGATACGGTCAAGGATCACTGCCCACCTCGCTGATCCTGCATCATCTGCTGGGCCGCGGCCGCGTCCTTCATCGCGCCCGCCACCGGCTGGGCCATCTGCGCCATCTGTGCCATCTGGTTCTGCTGGGCGCGGGCCTTTGCCAGCTCGTCGGCCGCCTCGCGCGACCGCAGGATGCGTGCGGGCAGGCTGGGTGATGCTTCGTGCAGGGCTTCCATCGTCGCATCCGGGTCCAGCCGGTCCAGATAGCGTGGGTTGGTCTGGGCCAGCGGTGCGATGTTCGACAGGAACTGCACGATCGCCTGTCCCTCTCGCGCCTGCATCGCCATCTGCGCGGCCGATGTATAGCGGATCTGCAAGGGCAGGCCCGCGGCCTCTTTCGGCGGGGGCGGCAACTGGCCCATCCGCCACAGCATGCGAAACCGCCGTTCGACCTTGCGCGCGGCATATTCCTCCATGATCCGGTCGGAGTGCGGGGCCCATTCGCGGGTGCGGGCTTCCTCCATGATCATGCTTTCCTGCACCGTCACGCCGGTGCGCCCTTGCAGGCTCATCAGCGCATAGTGAAAGGCGTTCTTGATTTCCTCGACCTTCTGGGCCTTGGCCTGATGGGTCAGGCTGATCCCGCTTCCGGTTTGCAGGGGCCTGACCATCTGCTCGCCCCGGATGTTCAGCCCGCCCTGCACCACCACACCCGGCCTGATCCGGCCGTTCAGCGGCCAGTCCTCGCGCGTCGGTGCCAGCAGCGTCGGGTCGGCGGCAAATTGCAGCGCGCGGATTTCGGCCGCTTCCATCATGTGGACGGCGCGGGCCGATGCCAGCGCGATGAACCCCGGCCCGGTGCCGCAGATTTGCCCGCTGTCCACGTCCCAGCGGGGGAAATAGGCGGGCATTTCGTCATAGCCGCTTTCGCGCACCAGCCAGCATTCGGTTTCCGTCACGGTCAGCGATGTCCAGGGCTTGCCCTTCGGCCCGATGCGGCCCGGCCGCCAGTCCGTGTTGGACAGGATATGCTGATAGAACACATGCTTGCCGTTGTCGCCCCGCTCGGCCAGCTCATAGATCTTGGGCGGCAACACGCCCTGGGCCCGGAACCGGTCAACCGCCTGACGCGGCGTCAGGGTGAACTTGCGCACCCATTCCCACACGCGCCCCCAGGCATCGACATCGCACACCACTTCGGCCAGGCTCAGCGTCACGTCGATGAACCGCCGCGCGACCGGGTCGAATTCGTCATAGGCGGCGGCGTTGCCAAAGGCCGCAACATCGGAATAGGCCTGAAAGGTCGCGGGGTAAAAGCCGGACAGGGATGGCCCGAAACTGTTGAAGGTCCGCCGCGTTGCCGCGTCGTTCCATTCGGCCATCGGCTGCCATTTGTTGAAATCCTCGTCCGGGGTTTGCAGGCCGAACCAGCGGGTCGCGGGGTTGGTCAGGTTGGCATAAAGGCCTGACGCAAACGAACTGGCGGCCTGAATGGGTTCGGACGACAGCGGCTTTTCCATCATCCGCTCGCCGGGGTCCGACAGGTTGAACCCGCCGCGCTGCGGGCGGATATAGCGGGCGATGTCCTCCCAGTCGCGCTCGTGGCGCGACCGGTCGGTTTTCAACTCCTGCCAGCGGTCGATCGCGCGGCGGGCTGAAGGGTGATCCGTGCCCGCGCCGATCGGCACCATTGTATCGACCATCGCGTTCATGCCGCCACCCCGCCCAGGGTCGCGGTTGACGGGATGCCCATGGGCCCGGTCAGCACTGCGGCGGCCGCACCGGCGCGGCGGCGGCGCAGGCTGGCCTCCAGATCGGCCGCTTTCGTTGCCTCGCCATTGTCATAGGCCGCGATCTGCTGGACGGCAGGCGCGGGGATCTTCGGGGTTTTAACCAGGCACATGGGCCACCTCTCTTTCAGGGTTGGATGAGGCAACATCGGGGGCAACATCGGGGGTCCGCCAGGCGAACTGGCGGAACGTCTCTTCACCGGCACGCCCGAAACCGGGCATGTCGCATTCATGGGTGAACCCGGTCAGGGCCAGAAAGGCGCTGGCGCGCGGATGCCCCGCCCAGGCGCGGGCCTCGATCCGGTGAATACCGGCCTCGGCGCAATACCCGGCGATCCCGTCGCGGACGCGCCGCGCCAGTTCGACCAGCGGGCGGCGGAACCGCCGATGATCGCGCGCCAGCAGCGCCGCACCCGCCACGCCCCGCTGCCCGGTATGGGCCAAGGCCAGCAGGGCAAAGGGGCAGGTGCGGGTCTCATGATCGAACACGACCCAGCTGGCGACCCGTGCCGCCTGCATCGCCCGCCATTCGGCGAACAGTTGCAGATGCGTGACCGGCGCGCCGCGCGTGGCCTCGGCCTCGGCCCAATCCCATGGGTCAAGGCGGCTGAGAACCGCCATCGCGTGATCGTCGCTGTAGGGGCCAAGGGCGATCATCTGCGGATCACGCCTCCAGCTTCATCAGTTCGCGCCGCGCGGCTGCGGCCCAGTTGCGCACCGCCTGCGAGCAACCGGCCGTGGCGGTGGCGCTCACGCCCGCGTGACTGGCCGTCCAGTGGGGGCCAAGGTCCATGAACTTCATGCCGTCGGCCGTCAGTTCATCGACCAGATCGGGCATGCGGTCGCCCGCCAGCTCGTCAATACGGCCGATCAGGCGGCGCAACTCGCCCGCGTCGGTCTTGGGCTTGGCCGCCGCGCGCGGCTTGCGGGCTTTCTTCTCGGGGTCTTTGCCCGCGTTTTCGGGCACTCCAAGGGTCAGGGTCATGCCAATTCTCCTTTCGGGGCTTGTTTCGTTGCGGCCTTGACCGCCCGCATAGCGCCATCTTCGATCGCGCTCTGGGCCAGTGCCTTAAGGCGGCCACGTTCATTTCCGGCGGTCGTGTCACGATCCGACGGGATGGCCTCGACCATGTCGATCAGATCGGCGGCAGCCCGCTTGATCTTTCCGACCATGTCGTCATTCGAGGGGTTGAAATCGATCCCCACGCGATACTCACCCTTGGTCATTTTCTTCCTCCTTCGGTGTTTCGTTTTTTTGGTTCAGCTCCCGGATGCGCTTCTCAAGCATCCACGCCACATCGGGCGCCGCGCCCTGCGATGGGCGGGGCAACAGGTTCAGCACTGTGCAGAGCTGGTCATAGGCGTCGGCCTTTGGGGCCAGCGTTTCAATCTGCCGGCGCAGGGTCAGAATTTCCTCCCGGCAGCGGCTCATCATTTTGATGGCTTCCGTGTCGTTCATTCAAAATCCTCCATAGGGGTTCAGGATGTCATAGCCGGTGGTCAGGCCACCCATATCCCCAAGCGGCGGCCCGCCGTTGTGGCCCATCGCTTCGGACCTTTTCATCTGCTCGGGGAAAGAAATCTTGCTCAGGCCGTTGGCGCGGTGCTCGCTCAGAAGCAGGTATTGCAGCGCATCCATCACGTTCGCTTCGGTCAGGCTCTTGTCAGGCACCTTGCGCCGGTCGCCGCTGGCGTTGACCTCTTCGGTCCAGACATAGCGCGCCTCGAACCCGGCGATCAGATAGGCGCAGGACGGGTCGATCAGGATGCCCGGCTCGCCCGCTTTCAGGGGGGCCTCCAGCGCCGCGCGCACGGCCTCCAGGCGCGGGTTGATGCGGTTGGTGCCGATCCGCTGCGGGCGGACGTGAAAGCCCGCAGCACGCCCGACCAGCAGGTTCCAGGTGGCGTTTTCCTCGGCGGCAAGGGATGATCCCTGCTCGCCCGCCATGTCGCCCCAGCCGCCCTCGATCCGCCAGCCGGGCCAGCGTTTTTCGATCAGCTCGCGCAGCCGGTCGCCAAAGACCTTGGCCTTCAGATGTTCGGCCGGGAAATGCAGCTCGCCCAGCACGATCCAGCGGCCGGGGGCCACGAACTGCGCCACAACGGCGGCCCCCTTGAAACCCTGATCCAGACCGACGCGCAGCATCTCGCCCGGCATGGGCGGGATCGGCGCGCGGGCCACATGGATGGTGCGGCGGTATTCGCGCTGGAATACCGGCTCGCCCGCCCGGGTGTGGACGGCCTTGTTGTAAACCAGCCGGGCGATCTTGTCGCCGCGCCCGACCAGTGTCAGCGCCGCAATCTGGCCCGCGTAATAACCCGCCGCCAGGTTCATCAGGTTCTCGCACCCAGGCTGGCCATATCCGGGCTGCAAATGAAAGCCGATCGTCACCGCGGGCGCGCCGTCGGGCAGTTGCAGGTTGATGAGCTGTAGCACCTCGTCGCGCGCGGCCGGGTCATGGAACAGCTTGCAGGCCCAGTTGTCCGGCTCGGGCGCGTTGAAATCGCCGACCAACTGGCCAAACTCTGCGACCTCGTTGGCATAGCCGCGGAAATGGGCCATGCCGGGATGCCGCTTGATCCGGGTGATGCCGTTCGTCAGCACGTCGATCGGGTTGGTGTCCATCTCGTGCAGCCAGATGTCGGTTGATTGATAGCCGCGCAGCGCCGCCTCGACATTGTCGCCAAAGGCCATGAACTCGGCGATGAACTCGATCTGGCCAAAACCGTCATCGAACCACATGGTGAAGGTGGCAGGGCCGCCGCGCCCGCCGACCCATTCGCCCAGGTGCGCCGGAAAGACCTTCAGAAAATCAGGCACCGTCGTTGACCACAGCATGCGATAGTTTTCGCGGATCACCAGCAGCTTGTAATGGCGCGCCCCGTCGATGACCGATCGCGGCATGGCCATGGCGCGCCGCAGCCGCGATTTCAGCAGCGTGGTCGTCTTGCCCGACCCGACGGGCCCCTGAATGCCGACGATGGTGCTGTCGTCCCAATAGCAGGCTTCGGCCACCGGGCCGGGAAAGGATGGCACATCAAGATCAAGCTTGTCAGCGCCGATTTCCGCCGCTAGCCTTGCCGTTGCCTCTTTCGCGTCCAAGCCCATCAGCTCGTCAACGCGCGCCTCGCTCATGGCCTCGCCACTGCCCGCCACTTGCGGGCCACGGTCAGGGTCAGCCCCCCCACCCCATTTATCCGGTCCAAGGTTCGCGCTCAATTTTCGACCCTCGCTGACCCCGAAAGAGCAACTGGCCTCTGTGGCAGGGGCATACAGTCTGGGCGCGCGACCTCCCCCCGGGGGGTCAGGCGGGCGGCGGCATTCGCCGGGATCGAATGGCCGGGTGTGCCGGGCATCGACTGGGCGATGGCGCGGACCTGCGGAACCGTCCACGGCCTTTCGCGCAACTGATTTTCAATCATTGGTCTTACGCCAGCTTTTCCCATTGTTTTCAATGCGTTGATCATTCCGTCCGAACCTCGCCATCCGAACTGTCAACGGGCGATGCGCTAACACCTTGAATTTGCTGAACTTCACCGGGCATCGGCGGTGGGCCGATCCGGCGGGCTTTTGGCGTCACATCCCGCGGCCCGGATGGTCCAGCCGGGGCCACCGACGGCGCGCCCTGGACGACGATCTGGTTGACCACTGTGCCCGCGCCCGCATCTGGCGTGACCTTGGGCGCGCCATAGGGCAGCATCGCCTCGGCCGCGCGCAGCATGGTGGCATAGACCTGCATGAACGTCTGGCGCTTGACCTCGGGCGTCGGGCGCCACGGGCCTTCGATCTCGACATGGCCGACGCCCGGCTTGAACATCAGGTTCACGGCACCGTCACCCGCCCAGGCGAGGATCTGCTCGGTCTGCATCATGGCGGTCAGCATCGCGCTTTCGCGGCTGCCCAGTCCCGCGATCTCGGCCAGGATGTCCTCGGGCAGCCGATAGCCCTTGCCCGCCAGCCATTCGCGCATCTGGTTCAGCGCCTTGCCCTGCCCGCGCTTCGGCCGCGCACCCTCGACCAGCGCCGCACCCGCGACCTCGTCGGGCAGCAGCGTCAACTGGCGCGCCAGTTCGCGGCTGTTCTCGATCGACCGGACGGCATTGACCGCCATTTCCTCGAACTGATTATCAGGCCCGGACAT